GATTGCTCAAAGGGGTGTTGCTCTCCCCATCCGTTGAACTTTTTGCAAAAAACTCTTTTCCAGAACGAGAAATTTTTACAGGGGAAACACTGCCATCTTCGTTGATGCTTCTTTGAAATAATGTGCCAGTTTTATTGTTATAAAGTTCTTGAACTGTGACACCGTCGGATTGAGCTTTTTCACGTTTTATATAATCTGCTGATCGTGTAGCCTGCCAATTTTCAACACCTTCTATTGGCGCCTGAATTTGTGAGGTACTTGCCGTATCTACTTCTGATTGACCCTCATCTAAACGTGGTTGACGCGGCTCTTCATCAACATTTTTTAAAACTTTTATCGGAGAGGTATTTACCTCACTGCCCTGAAAATCAGTCCGTTGTAATTGGCTGCTTAACTCATCCAATCCACGTTGCGCACTACGACTATCGCCCGATAGATTAATTTGGGGCTCTTCGAAGGCAACTCTATTCACATTGCCATCATATGGCTGGTAGTGTGCTGTTTCTCTTAAGTACTCAATATCTTCTGAATTAAGGGGTTCAGACAGACGGTGAAAGTCTTCCTCAAGTTCAAGTAATTTTTCAGGTTCACTATTTAATCGATTTACAAATAAATTTGGCGAAGCATCAATTAAAACATCACCTTCGCGTTTATATTCAGGTATCTGAGCAACTGACGATTCGAATTCTGGAAAATCAGAGTCACTACCCCTAATAGCTAAATTTCCTTTTTTTATATCCCCACCATATTGAGTTGCTATTAGGTTATCGATTTTAGAAGTAAACTTACCCATAGCCGCCTGAATTGAATCATCAGGATTAATAGCATTACCTTTTAATACAGCATCAGTGTCTTTACCATAAACTTTACGCAACACATCTTCAGCACGCGCATCAGGCGTATTCTTTATCGCCCGTATAACTGCTTTTGCACCGCCGCGGCCTAAAAGATGCGGCAAGTAAATTTGAGAACCGGTCAAAGTTACGCCTGTTTCTTTTTTAATATAGGCGATGTTCCCCTTTGTATGCTTAATACCTAATTCAATCTGTTTATCAAGATCAGTGTAGTTAGCATCTGTACCACCTTCAGCGCGCCATGTACTTGGCTTAAATTGATAAATACCTTTGTATTTACTGCTTGGGTTGGTAACGTTTGGATCAAAGCTCCCGCCGCTCTCAAAGTGTGCTATTGCCAAGGCGGCTCTTGCTTCTGAATCACTTAGTCCACTTGATAACGCCGTATCATAAATTTTTTGCTGGATAGTTGCAGACTTACCTTTAAAGGATAAAGGACGTGTTACCTTCGCGGGTACTGGAATATTTTTGGGTGTACCACTCACAGGACGACCAAGAGATACAAGCTCATCGTTTAATGCTTGTTCTTGAGCAAAATCAAGTGCGTCAAAATGGTCATTGGCGTCTTTTGCATTAGTTGGTTCAAATGGGTTTAGGCCTTCAGCATGATCAATATTTGCTTGTACTTGGGCTGCATCATTTAAAGCATCAGCTGCATCATGTTCTGTACCTTGCTCAGGTCTAAGTTTAGCCTTATTCGCAAAAACATTGAGCATTAAAGCCATAGTAGCGTTTGAACCGAGAACAAGCGGACTTGTAGCATTTTCCTGTAGCAATTCTCCGTATTCTGCTACTTTTTTATTTTTGTTGTTCTTAAGATAGTCTCCCTCTACATAATCCCCCGCGATTCCTCCCGCTGTTGCTAAACCCGTTGTAGCAACAGCATCGGCAATAGCATTTTTTGCTATACCATGAACCGGTAACGCAAAGCCGGCCACATCAGTTAAACCTCGAATTGCACCACCTGTTCTAGCAGTGTCAATATCTGCGCCTTTATTGATTAAATCTGCTTTTTCAGTTTCGTATGACTGGAAGCCGAATAGCGATGCCTGAGTAGCCACATTCGTTGCATTCGTTGCTTGGGCGACCGTTTTCCCAACGTTTACGCTAGTACCAACCAATCCCTCTGATGCGGCTTTGCGTACCGCAAATCCTTTTGCGCCAGCGCCTACAAGGCCCCCTAAAGGTGCCGTCAAACCAACGTCCCAAGCAATTCTAGTAAAATCCTTTGTTAAACCGAATGTAAGTTCACCCGCTGTACCAAGATCTTCAGGCTTAAAGATTGTTAGGTTTTGTGCACGTAAAGCTGCGGCCTTTTTATCCCCGCGAATTAATGCATCTGGTGCAGTTGCCACTTCGACAGTACCCATAGCAACACCGGACGCTGCCCCTAAAACAACATCAAGAACGCTTCCTCGTTGGTTTTTAGGCTTATACCGTGGGTCATCTTGCATTAACGCAAGTTCGTCATCTGCTAAAAGTTCCATAACGTATCATCTCACGGTAAAAGTTAATCTGGTTTTGCGTTTCGGGTCGCTAGAATCCATTACGTATCCGCTACCATTTTTAAAATAATATTTATAAGGATTTTTAGTATCTTGTTCTAACGGTAAATCTAGAAAATACTCACGGTCCGATCCGCCATAAGTCCGGGCATTTCTAGAATTAAATTGTTCGAGTTGTTGTCGAAATGACGCTTCACCTACAGTATGGGGGCGTAGTACTGAAGATTCTCGTCTAAAACTACCGTTAGTAAATTTTCCACCTGTGGTATTTAATAACGCCAAATTAATTAGGTCTTCATCTAATTTTTTAGAATTAGATTTTTCTGTTTTATTTGGGATTTTTTCAGACTTCTGCAAAAGATATGCATAGTTGGCTCTGACTGCATCTTTGTAGATATTAAAATCAGGTTTACCAGGTGCAGTAATGCCTCTTAAATATTCAGTTGTTTTTTGAGTTAATAGTGCTTCATCAACTTTAACATCCCCTTTATCAATTAAATCCTGCCCAATCGCCATTTGATTCGCAATGTCTTTTAGTCCTCGGTTGTTCAAGGCAGCCGCCCATCTAAAAGTATTATTATTTGTGCCTGTGATTGACTGAATCATTTCACGAGAGGCATTAGCATTGCCTTGAGCTGCTTTTTGCAGGTTAGAGACCAATTGAAGTTTTTGATTGGGAGGCGCAGACTTCCAAAAAGTTTTCATTTCTTCCTGTTGCTGCTTAGAAAGCGGATTTATAGAACCCGTAGTTGATCCGCTAGCTTGATTTGTAGCAACCATGTTTTGGATATTACTACTAACAATGTTTAATGCTTTACTATCCCCTTGGATAATTAAAGTCGTAGGTGCCTGAGTTAATGGGTTACCAGTTTTTATTGAATAAGCTAATGCCGGATCATTTTTTTCTTTATCTAATAATCCTGTGTGAATCGCCCGCATTTGATCTGTAACGAACTTAACATCCTGTGGATTGTCAGATTTTTTTGTTTTCGCATCAGACTCATAAGAATTGATGAAAGACTCCCTTGCATCCGCAGGCATTGAGTATAAAAGCTGAAATACTGGCAAGCTTCTATTTATTCTGTCGAACTCACTTTGAGATGCCGTGCCTTCAACCTTAGAAGATAACTCACTAAGCCTCTGTGCTGAAAAAGGAATACCACTTTCAATATCTTTTTTAAAATCACCTAGAGCCTTTTTCCCGTCTTCATCTTTCCTTTTCGCCTCAGCAACCAAATTTCTATCATAAGCGTCACGATAGCCGATTGCTCTACCAAGTAGAGTTGGGATATGTCTTGCCCCAACACTTTGGGAAAATTTACTATTAGGATCCTGTAATGCCACAATGTAATTATCAAGCTCTTCAGGGTCCTCTTTATATTTTATAATTTCCGTCATAAAAACATCAGCATTGTTGTCCTGAATTAGCTTGCCAACTTTTGCTTGAGTTTGTGGTGACATATAATCTTTGTACTGCTTAAAGTACAATGGTATTTTTGAAGCATCCCCATTTGTTTGCATTAAATTAATTGCACCCAATAAAGCTTTGTCGTATTGCTCCTTAGTGAATAAATCTACTTGTTGTTGATTCCACCCTTGAGTTTTGCCATAGTCTTGCGAAGCACTGTTTATTTTTGCAAGAGATTGATTTGTCGTTTCTAAGTCTGAATAATTAAGATTTACTGAGCTCGAATTAGCATCTATTTCTGCCTCAAAAGCTGTCTTTTGAAATTTTTGAGATTCAGTAAATAAGTGCTGGGACGTGATACGGTTAAGCTGTCCACGTACATTAACCAAGTTTTTATTAAATAATTTACGCTGACTAGGATTAGATAAAGTATTTGTTTTCTCACTAGATAAATTTACAAGCCACTCGTTAGCCTCATCAATTAGAGATTGCCCAGACTCCCTTTTTAAAGCTGCTTCGCCTTTAATATTTAATAACCCTGTTTTAGGGTTATATAAGTAATCATTAACGCTATTTTGTACTTCTGCAATAACCTGCGATACTCGAGCTTTGTCTGCTTCATCTTGATATGCTTGGTATGCGTTCAAACTAGAATTAAGGGCACCAACTAAACTATCGGTTTTATTACCAACTAAGCTAGCGGCTTCGCCTGCTGACATGCCCCCGTTGACTTGTACATTTGGAACGCTATTGTCAGAAACTTGTCGATTAAATTGTGGAATACGCATTAACTAGCTCCAAACCAATTCCAATTATAATTTTGCCATGACGCGCCTTGCGAATTACTGCCACCTATACCATAAAGGCTTGAAGCAAAGTCAGAACCGCCACTAGATGCAGAACCGCCTTTACCCATACTTGAACCGAAAGCGGAAGCAGCTTCCCCACTAAGGTTTAGTATCGTGCTTAATACAGGTCTAATGGACTTCGCAGCAACACGATAATTTTCGGCTTGATTGCGGTAATTTGTGGCTTGAACCTTGTGCCCCCAAGACTGAAGCGCAGCATTGTATTTAATTGAATCAATATCTCCTTGAGCGAGCATCTCTGTTGAAGCAAGTAAATCAATGGCTGAACCTTGTGTTACATCAATACCATTCTCCGCAAGGGCGTTAATTTGGCTTGATTTAAAGGCCGAAATGTTACGCTGATAATCGGTTACAGCATTGGTACCGTCTTCAATAGCTTGCCGAGCCTGATTATCTGAAAGGGTTGCATTGTAAAGGGCGAGCTTTTCTTGGTCCTTAAACGCCTGTTTTTGCGCTTTCATTTTTGCGTAATTGGAAAGCGCTTCTACACCTTTAACCGCTGCATATGCATATGGATTTGTCATAACGCCCCCATCACGAACGGATGAAACATTTTATTGTTCGCGCCGTATGGTTCCGCTTTTTTTAAATCAAAGCCAAGTCTTTTTAAGAAACGTATAGCATTCTCGTTTTTTTCATACACATGATTTACAAGAACGGCATACTCCGACCGCATTTCCTTTAAAATACTTTGGCATTGTTTGTAAAATTCAAACGGATATTGTTTTATGAAATTTGTGCCAAGTAACCATGGGCAACCAACGTTACCTATTAAACTTGACATTCCAACACCACAAATAAAAAGCAATTTACCGTTAACTACTACAGTCCAAGCATCGCTTGAATGCTTGATAGACATTTTGATCATCCAATGAAAATTGTCATTGAAGTACGCTTTCATTTCATCTTTATCGGCATCGCGCAGGTTTTCAACAAGAATACGAATATCGCGCTCAGTTGGCTTACGAATTTCAATATTATTTCGTCTCATGTCATTTTTACCTCAATTGCCAATAGCTTCATAGGTAAAGGTTTATCATGTTTTACAGTAATTTGAATGTCACTTTCGTAAGTACTGTCAACTGGTACCTCTATTAAACCTGAATACAATTTAAGAGGGCTACCATAGCGCTCATTACTGCGCGGTTTAAACTCATCGATTGGTGTACGGTCCTCGATATCTTGGTTCGCACCGACCAAAATGTTTTGAGACTCTCTTACTCTTAGGTGAACTTTATTGACGACTTTACGTT